TGTGTTGTGTCCGTGGTTTTCTCAGTATGTGATGACTGAGATACCGCGTGTCACTGGTGAGGCTCTTACGGATAAGACCTCGCCTGGTTCGCTGAATATTACTCAGGATGGGACAGATGCTAGTTCTCGGTTTTTTGTTGCAGGTGCGGATGACATGCGCTACGGTTACTTTATGGAGTTACCGCGCATTGTTATCCCCTCGACGATGGCCGACAACCAGTCGTATGCCCAGAGTGATGTTGGTGTTTCATTTGAGCAAGAAGATCATCACCGGATCGTGTCAGAAGGCCCTCGGGTTGGAGTCGCGAACCGGCATGATGCTGGGCTCATGGAGCGCCAAATGGATTTGGCAGATCTGATGAGGAGGAAGCAGTACCTCACGGATTTTGTGTGGTCACAGGTGGATACTGTGAACGAGCTGATATGGCAGGCTGTGGTGCCTTGGGGACTGGTCTTGGACGGATCTGTGACTTCGATTCCCGTGGACAACATGACCTTCTTTCGTTTTAAAGAAGTGATTGTCCATGTGAAGATTCAGTCGCAACCGTTCCAGCTTGGAACTCTTGTGCTCTACTTTGTACCGATGCGTGATTCGGGCTATGTTAGCAAACACATTAGTACCTCCCGTACTAATATTAGTATTCTCCCTCACGTCATGGTTCAGGCTGGAACTATGGGAGAGTATGCTTTCCGCATTCCGTGGGTGTCGACTCAGCCGATCTTCGATACCTCACTGGATGTGAACAATGGACTTGTTCGACTCCAAGTCTTCAACCCGCTCTTGGTGGGTGCCGGTGCGACACAAACTGTTGCTAATGGTACCATCTGGGTCGAGTTCGTTGAGCCGGAGTACAGTGTCATTCGCCCTCGAGCTCTTACGCTCAGCAATGACTTTGTATCGGTCGACGATGACAAGGAGGACAATCAGTCCTATGCGCAAGGGAATGTTGTAGGGATGCTAGGAACAGCGTCAAACATCATTTCCACGGTGCAAGAGACCGTCACTTTCGCGAAGAAGGTGAAAGGACGGTTTGTCGGGGGTAAGGACCTCGACCGTCCGTTTGTGGCGACGAATCCTTTTCCTGTGATGCAATTTGGTGGACCTTCGCTCTCTGAGCTTGGAATGGTCGATCAAGGACGTCACATGGGGGATATCCCATCGATGGACTCGTTACCTACGAGTGAACAGTTTTGCTCTCCTCACGATGAGCTCACTGTTAAGAACTTCGTATGCAGGTTTTCGTTTTACGAGACTGTTCTATTCTCAACCCTCGTTGAGGCTGGTACACAGCTCGATTTGATTTCGATGTCCTGCGTTCCGGAGTTCTATGCTGCGACGCTCGATTCGCCAATTCAGCTGACTTCATGTGGTGCCGGTTCGTTACCGTTCACATATTATCAGTTTGAGGCGTTCGTGCTTCGCGTGCAGGTTGTGTCCTGCATTGGCCAAGGCGGCCAAATTGCTATTGTTCCTACCTATGGTGGGGATAACAGTGTGCCCTTTGACGCGTCGTTGTCATCATATGCTCATGTGATTGACATTTCGACCTCAAAGAATTACGAGATTGAGATTCCTTGGCACGCCACTCGAGCATGGCTTCGTGTTCCGCACAAGTCATATAGTGGATTCGAGGAATCTTCAATGTACGCTACAGGGTCGGTTCAGATTTACGCGCTATCTTCATTGATGGCAAGTGAGTCGGTTCCGAACACCTGTTATATTAACCTGTCCTTCTGTTTGAAGGGCCCCAAGTTTCGTGTGGTCAACAACGGACTTACCAAGCTGGTTTTCAGCAATCCCTACACTGGTGTGGAGGGAGCTGTTGCCCGTTTGGAAGGTCCGTATAGACCGCCGGAAGATAAACCGAGACGGCGAGCTCGGGGTGCGACTACCGGTCGTGGCAGGTTTCCTGCTAATTACCGTTGATCGTCAGTTCGCCTCACGGTGACGCGCGAAAGCGCGTGGGCAACCTCCCGCAAGGGGGTGTTGCCCGTTCTGATGGTCAATTGGTTTTCATTCCGTTTTCCCTTTTGGTTTCTTTTCTAGACGCCGATATATATATAAAATCAAAATACG